GTAGATAATGACTCTACTGCTACTATTAGGGCAGGGACTACTTCTACAGATGTAGGGTTAGGTAATGTAGATAATGATTCTACAGAGACTATTCGAGCTAACGCTAATATAGATACTAACCACTCTGACGTAGGTAACTCGTCAGGTGTCAGTATCACATTCAACCCTTATGACGCTACACCTATGGCAATCAGAAGGTCTACTGGTGAGAATGTATTCGCTATACAACTAGTGGATGGCGTGGAGAAGGCAATAGTAGATGGTCAGGCAGGTGATGAATTCATTAAATCTGTAGGGTCTATCTCTGAGAATGTCAGAAAGTCGTTGAACCAATGGTATGATATAGGAGGAAGTGGGGCTGTAACTGCGGCTAATCAGGGGGCTAATCAGGCCAGTGGTACAGGTTCAGGGGTTTCACTAACAGTAACTCCTTTAGGGGAAACTGCCTCTTTGAGCTACAACTTCTCAGACTCTAGCGTGTACTCAGGTGCTACAAATCAGGCTTACACAGCTCCTAGCTGGACAGTACAAATAAGAAGAACACAGACAGGTACAGTGCTACACTCAGCAGCCTTTGTAGGCACAGCTAGTAATGTAACTCCTGACCCACTACCTGGAGGTCAACTTTGGAGATGTAAGTACAACATAACGGCGGAGGGAGGTTATGTAGACCCAACCCCTACCAATGGCATCTACTGGGTAACACTAGTGCGTAGCAGTGGAACACCTACAGTACTTAAGCGTAATAACTTCTCAGCAGAAGCTCCTGCGTTTATTGTTAATGAGATAACCACAGGGGCATCACAGTGGTCATGGAGAGATAAGGAGAGTGGGTTCACTGTTAAATCGGGTACATCTACATTCTCTGCTCTTAGTTTTACTACTATAAATTTCACTAACAGCTTCACTACAGTTTATGGGGTCACATTGACAAATGGGTCTACTACAGCTAACTGGTGGGGGATAGGCTCCGCAGCTAGTATCACCACAGGCTCTTTCCGAGCATACAATCAAGTTGGAGGTAGTGGCACTGTCCCTCTCAAATGGATAGCAACGGGGTACACAGCATAATGAAGAAGTATGTAGCTTATGATAAAGATACCTTTAAGTTTATAGGGTTCTACGATGAAGGGAGGGCAGATACCCCTGATACAGTTGACGAAGTAGATTCAACTACCTTCTTAGAAGATATAGGGCAAGACACACACTACAACCCTGAGACTAAGACTTTCTATACACCTGAAGCAGACCTCTTAGAAAGAGAAGAGGAGCATAACCGCAGCTGGAGAGACTACAACCTACAATCCTCTGATAAGTACATGTTATCGGACTTTAGGCTAACAGGCAAAGAGAGAGCTGAGATGATACAGTTCAGAAACGATTTAAGAGACTACCCAATTACCGGAGTCCGACCTATTAGTCCTGCTTGTTTCAAGGAAGGCTACTAAGTGAATAAAGAATTACTAGCTATTAAAGAAGAGTGTGAGAACTCCCTGAAGGCATACGCCCAGTGGGTATCTCCAGAGCGTTACTACGGTGACGTACACTTTGATATGTTTGATTACTTCCAGTACGGTGAAGCAGATTGTAAGTTAGCTCTAATACCTAGAGACCACCAGAAGAGTTGGTGTGCAGCAGTCTATGTATCTTGGATATTAACTATTAAACCTTGGTCTCGTATTAACTACGTATCATGGAGTGAGGCTCTTGTACAAGCACAGATGACCTCTATACAATCGTTACTGTACTCAGATGCACACAGAGAGTTATGGCCTAATCACCTTAATTTTGAGAGAGACCCTAGAAAGAATACTTGGGTACATAAGCCTAAGGAAGGTTGGAACAAGAGTAACTTTCATCTAGACCATCCAGCACGTAAGGAGCGTATGATACGTGACCCTAGTGTACGAGCTACTACAGCTAAGTCAGCTAACACAGGGATGCACTCAGACCTTACAGTCTTTGATGATTTAGTAACAGATGAGAATTGGGATACAGAAGCAGGTAAGTCAGAAGTACTTAAGTGCTACAAGTCATTCGCTAAGATTAACTCTACTAGTGGTACATTCCTAGCAGTAGGAACTAAGTACAGTGAAGATGATTTATACACTAAGATGATGGATATAGAGATAGCGTATGGAGACGTTAAAGAGAAGAGATGGGATGTATTCCAGAGAGTAGTAGAAGACTCTTACAGACGTACTGGAGATGGTAACTTCGTATGGCCTAAGCAACAGATGCCTAACGGAGAGTGGTATGGATTTGATGAGAGGGAGATAGCCATTAAGAAAGCAGATGCTTTGATTGATGGAGATATCGGATTATTCTACGGTCAGTACTACAATGACCCAGCAGATGAGTCTACTCACGTAATTAAACAGAGTGACTTTAAATACCTAGACCCTAATCACTTAGAGCAGCAAGGTACGACTTGGAATTACAAAGATAAGAAGCTTAAGTTATACTCAGCAGCAGATTTAGCATGGACAGACAGTGGCTCTATTAACGCTAAGAGACGTGACCACACAGCACTAGCTGTAGTAGGTATAGATGAAGATGGTTACATCTACGTATTAGAAGTAAAGAGATTCCAGACAGATAAGCCAGAAGAATACTACAGAGAGATAGTCGAGTTACAAGAGTACTGGGGATTTAATACCATTACTATAGAGACTAATAGTGCTGGTAAGTTCATTAAGAACTTCTTAGAAGATGAAGTCCGTAGGAATGGTGGAAGACTTGAGGTAGATGGGAAAGCTCATGTATCTCACTCAGGTAAGAAAGAAGAGCGTATAGCACAGGCCCTACATCAGCGTTATAGAAGTGGTACGATATACCATACTAAGGGTGGCTACACTAAACAATTAGAAGAAGAGTTAAAGCTTGCTAAGCCTCCACATGACGATTTAAAGGATGCCTTAGCTATAGCAGTCACAGAGTGTGTAGCTCCATTGAAGAGAAGACACGCTAATAGTAAACCAAACAATGTGGTGAAGCTGAGTAAGTATGGTGGAACTAGAAGAGGAAAAAGATAGATGGCAGGTGAATCCGCAACTAGCTTACAGAGTCTCGATACAGATGAGATGGTAGCAACCTTTATCACTAACCTGTGGATGACTTGGGATAGAGATAAAGAAGAGGCCGTAGACAGGTGGAGAGAGGTAGAATCTTACAGATACGCTACTAACACTTCAGAGCTAAACAACGTAGAGAACTCCTTTACACACAGTACTCATATACCTATTGTCTCGACTATCGCTCAAGACTTAGAGGCTATCCTACTACAGGTAGTAATGCCACATGAGGATTGGTTTACATTCCAACCTATGGACTCTTTCGCTGCTCGTAAGGACCAGAGACAGGCTATCGTATCTTACCTTAAGAATCGTATAGCTTTGAATGGATACTTCGAAGAGGTTACTAAACTACGCTCAGACTTAGTTACTTATGGTAATTGCTTCTCTCAGGTTACTTACGTAGATGAATCTACAGAAGAGAAGGCAGGTTACATAGGTTTTAAGGCTAGAAGGATTAGCCCATACGATATAGCCTTTGACCCTACTTGTGCAGAGTTCGAGAAAGCACCTAAGGTAATTAGAGAAGTTATCTCGCTAGGTGAGTTATTTAAGAGAGGTCGAGATGGTATCTTCGATGAAGCTACTGTTACTAAACTTCTTAAAGAACGTAACTACTCAGGTACTAGTGATGGTAACGATGATAAGAATGATCAGTATGTACCTAGAGGCTTTGGTACTTACCAGCAATACCTAACATCTGGGTACGTAGAGTTGTTATGGTTCTATGGAGATATCTTCGATGCAGTTAGAGGTGAGTTACGAGAGGCTATGATGTACGTAGTAGCTGACCAAGACCATCTACTTAAAGAAGAAGCTATCCCTACAACTAACGGATTACCTCACATATATCAAAGTGTGTGGCAGAAGCTCCCAGATAACCTTTGGGGAATGGGACCTCTAGAAAATATCATAGGTATGAACTACCAGATTAACCACAGAGAGAATAGTAAGAGTGAAGGCTTAGATAGAACTATATACCCTGATAAAGTTTATACAGGTGACGTAGAAGAGATGTACGATGAAGATACAGGTCAGGTTACTTACTTAGCTCCAGAGGGTGGAGGTGTTCAAGATTTAGGTATTAACACTCAATTCCTTAATGCAGATTTACATATAGACCGACTTAACCACGGAGCAAGGGCAGCAGCACGTCTACCAAGCGACCTAACGGGTTTTAGAAGTCAAGGTGAGAAAACGCTAGGGGAAGTAACAGCGTTGACTGACGGAGGTATGAGAGGCTTTATAGATAAGGCAGCAGACTTCGAGAGGTCATCTTTAGAGAAACACCTACAAGCAGGTATAGAGTTAGCTTACGATAACTTCGGTAGTGCCTTTAAGATACCTAACAAATCAGAGGGTGGTTTAATAACTATGCTAGAACTCTCTAAGGAAGATTTAGGTATCAACGGAGTATTAGTCCCAAGAGGTGCTAAGAGGTTCGCTAGAAAGAACCAGTTACTAGCTAGTCTAACTCAAGTAAGTGCTACACCTTTTGCTCAATCAGCAGCGTTACACTTCTCAGGTAAAGCTTCTGCAAACTTAATAGCTGAGCTCTTAGAGGTACAGAATACAGGACTAGTTGAAGAGTTCGCACAGTTACATGAACAGACAGAGGCACAACAGATTATGCAGCAAGGTGAGCAATCATCAGCTATGGCAGCTACCCAGCCTGGACTTGAAGAGCAGATGCTTAATCAGGACCTTGATGGTGGTGAGATGGAAGAAGAGGAGGAAGAGTAGATGGCTAATATACGTGTACCTTCCTTCCTTACTAAATTAGATAAAGAAGATAAGAAAGAGATGATGGACCAGTATAAGACTTGGAAAGGTCTCTCACTAGTCGAATATCTAAAGAGTCACCTACAGAGTGAGTTAGACCAACTCATTCTAGAAGATGAGAAAGTAACTCCAAACTCGGAGTTTCAATTTGAATGGAGCAGAGCTAAGCGTCTAGGTAGACGTGAACAGCTACGCTCACTTATTAAAGATTTATAACAGGAGTATTTACATGAGTGACTTTAGCACAGACCCAGCTGCTAATAGTGGACAAGCATCAGACCAGATGTCGTTCCAAGTCGGTGAAAGACAGTATGACGCAGAAGCAGCAGCTAAGAAGATTAGTAACGCAGATGAACATATTGCTCGAATAGAAGCAGAGAACGCTAAATATAAAGCTGACCTAGAGGCATCTAGATTAGAATCGCAATCTCGTCTATCCGTAGAAGAAGCATTGACTAAGTTACAAAACCCAGCGTCAACTCAGGAAGCCAACCCTACCCCATCTACAAATGGATTAAGCGCGGAAGAAATCGGAGAGATAGCTAGTAAGCAGTTGCAAGACATCTTAGGAAAGCAGAACCAAGAAGCCGCTGCACTAGCAGCAGAGACTAAGGCTGCATCAACTTTCGAAGATACTAAGAATAAACTCGCAGGTCAGTATGGCGATAAGTTAGAACAAGTAATGAACGAAAAGGCTACATCAATGGGTGTGGACTTGAGTAGATTAGTTGAAATGGCTTCAGACCCAGCGACAGCAGGTTTACTATTAGAATCTATGAAGGTAAGTAAGGTAGCAACTCAAATAGCCCCAAGTGGGTCTTTTAATACAGCCAGTTTACATCGCGCTGCTCCTAGCGAGAATCCTGACTGGTACAAAGGAAGTTCTAGTTCAATAATGAATGAACTTCAAAGACTAAGACAAACTAACTAAAACTCTCTAAAGGAGAATTATAATGGCACAAACTTCTGGTAACAGTACCAACATTATACGCCAACAGATTTATTCTGATGGTCTACAAGAGTCTTTCAAAGACAACCTATTAGGTATGCTCTTATTGAATGACGTAACTGCACAGTTCCCTGATGGTGATACATTCAATGTAGACCAAATCGGACAAGCTACTCTAAGTGATTACTCAGAGAATAGTGAAGTAGACTTTAGTGCAATTGATACATCTCGTATCCAATTGTCAATCTCTGACTACGTACAAGATGGATTCTTCATCACTGACGTACTTAACCAAGACTCTTGGAAGTCTGACTTGTTATTCTCTAAGCGTATTAAGGAAAGTATGTATGCTTTCTCTAAGCGTCTCGAAGGTGACTTGTACGCAGCAGCTAATGCTTCTCAAACAGCAGCAGCTATTAACGCAATCAATGGACAGCCTCATCGTTCAGCACTAGTTAATGGTTATACAGCTCAAGCTTTCGTAGACCGTTTAGCAGACATTAAGTTATCTTTTGATAAAGCTAATGTTCCTGAAGCTGGTCGTATTATGATTGTAGACTCTCAAGTAGAGAATACACTTAATAAGCTAGCTACTGGTGCAGTACTTGTTTCAGATAGCCCACGCTTCGAAGGACTATTAGAGTCTGGATTTGCTAAAGGACATAGATTCGTACGTAATATCCACGGATTCGATATCTTAGTATCTAACTTACTACCTGCTATCGCTGCTGAAACAGTTGATGGTGTAGCTGTCTCAGGTGGTATCGCTAACATCGCTATGTGTGTAGCTGATGAGGATTGCAAGCCTATGATGGGTGTTATCCGTCAACGTCCTACTGCTGAGCATGAGCGTAATGTCTCTCTCAAACGTGACGAATGGTCAGCTACTTCTCGATGGGGCTTTGCAGCTTACCGTCCTGAGTCTCTTTACATTCTATTAACTGATAACTCTTAGGAGAATATAACATGGCTTTAGAAAGCGTAGACGGTCGTCAGACCTATTTCGGACCACTCCCTTCAAAGAATAAGTTCGGTGGTGCAGTAGCATCACAGGGTTCTGAGAAGGAATTAAAATACACCTTTAGTTACGATGATATGCCAGCAGTAGAAGCTGGTAATGTTATGGTAATGGGTATCCCAGCAGGTGCTAAGATTATATCTGCTGTACTTAAAGTAGATGTAGCCTTCGTTGGTGGTACTAGTGTTGCTATCGGTCTTACAGACTTAGATGGTACTGCTAATGACCCTGATGGTTTAATCACAGCAGCAGCAGGTGCTACAGCTAACTTAACGTTAGGTGCAGTTATCACTGGTGGTGGTGCTCTAGTTGGTGTGGTTGGTGATGCATCAGCAGACCAAGGTGTCTCATCTCTAGTTGTAGGTACCTACACAGCCGGTGAAGCAACGTTAATCGTTAAGTACTTACCTTTTGGTGCTGACGCAGCGTAAACCTCATGAGGGGGCTTAACGGCCCTCTTATCTCTAATAAGATTGAACTTTTATTGAGATAGGTTGTCTAAGAATATAGTAATAAATAATAATGGTGCATAATGGCTAAATTAACATTACTCTCTATAGTAAACACTTATATGGATATGACTGATGGATTCAGGGTAGCTACAATAGATGATACTATCGAATCACAACAAGTCGCATCCCTAGCTGAGAAAGTATTTAATGAAGTTATCTCAGATGTATTTAATAACAGTCTAAGCAGAGACTTAGTACAGTTAGAGTCTTTAGCAGATGTAGCTAGACCAAATTACCTTGCCCTACCAGATAATGTTTTAAAGATAGAGCGTAATCAAGTTATGTATAACGTAGCTAAGAGCACAGGTTCATCAATCAAATTTAAAAAGATACCTTACCTAGATCCTCCCGCTTTCCTAGAGAAAGTAGGGTTAAGAAGTACAGAGGCTACAGGTATTCTTGAAGTAGAAGATTTCAGTGGATATGATTATGTTATCCGCACAGATAAAGCTCCTGATTACTTTACCTCCTTTGACGATAAATACCTCGTCTTTGACTCTCACGATAGTGATATAGAGTCTACACTACAAGGAAGTAAGTCAGGTATAATGACTTCTAGCCAGAGAACCTTCACACAGTCAGATGCTTATGAAATAGACTTACCTGAATGGTTCCATCCTACTTACCAAAACTTAGTAATAGCAGAATCAAGTGAAGCCCTAAGAGAAGAGCCACTGTTTAGTGTAGCTAAGAAGGGTAAACTTGGTTTACTTAGAGCTAGAAAGAAACAACGTATAGGTGCTAGTACAAGAAAAGCACTTTATGGGAGAAGAGTATAATGGCTACATTTAAAGTAGTAGGTAAAACTAAAGCGGGTAAAGAGATAGGTTACCGAGTACCAGATGGTAAGAACCTATATGAGATTGCTTTTAAGTCAGGAGGAGAGCTACCAGCTAAGCTGAGTGGTGGATGGAATGACATTAGGCAGATGGAGATAGCTATTAAACATTACATAGCTAGTCATGTACCTAAGAAGCAGAAGGTTGCAAAGTAGATGGCTAAGAGAGCTAGGGGTGATAAAGAGTACAGGTTACCCTTTAAGGGCTTAAACACTGAGGCTAACTTACTAGACTTCCCTCAAGACTCTGCTGTAGATTTACTTAATCTAGAAGTAGACCTTACACCTATGCGTTTAAAGGCTAGGCTAGGGCATAGCTCGTTATACCTAACTGCCAACGACACAACGGTAGGGTTACCTGCTGACAGTGGTGAACTCGCTTACTCTTGGCACTTATGGGAGAACGCAGGAGGTGATGCAGACTCTAACTTTCTGATAATACAGCAAGGGGATCGCCTTCTCTTCTGTGATGCAGATAGCGATGATATGATTACAATACTCTTTGGTGTTTACCTATACCTAGATGACATTAAGTCTGGTACAGATAAAGGTACATTGATACTTGCGGAGAGAACCCCAATCCAATACTCAGCTGTAAAGGGTTATGTAATGATAACCTCAGAAGCTATAGAGCCAACACTCTTAAGGTATAACGTAAGTGCAGCCACAGTCTCTTTCACTAAGCTTAATTTAAAGGTTAGAGATGTAGTAGGGTTAGAATCAGGAGTAGAGGTAGGTAAGCACACAGTGATTGGAGACTTCCCAGTAGGGGATACAGTCTCTGCGTTGTACCCCTCTATGACAGAGATACATGAGTATAACTTATATAACCAAGGTTGGTATAAACCTAGAAGAGTAGCAGCAGGAGGGGCAACACAGTCCCCTATCAGTAGATACACTGTTCAGCTATCTCTTAACCCTAGTAACGCAGACATCGTACACTTAGCTATGGTAGAGGATGTAACCGTAGGTGGGTTCACGCAGTTCTTTGATGAGGATGTCCTAGATGACATAACCTTCGGAGACTCCCCAGCACCAAGAGGTCACTACATCTTCAATGCTTTTGATATAGATAGAGACGATAAGATATTGAACTTTGATGAGTCAGGAGCTTACACTGGTGGTGGTGGTGAAGGTGGTGGTACTGATGGTAGCGGTTGGACAGATATTCCTGGAACTCCATAAATGACTATAGCTAATGAAACGATAGACGAAAGACCAGTATCCTCTGTATTCACAGCAGGTAGAATCTTCTACTTAGTAAAGAATGTAGTGTATTACTCACAAGTGATGGAAGGAGGTAGTGTAGCTTTCCTATCTAAGTGTTACCAAAAGAACGACCCTACAGCAGAACAGTTAAATAATATACTAGATACAGATGGAGGTACAGTCCCTATCAATAGTGCTGACAGAGGTATCTCTCTAAAGGAGTCCTCTAATGGAGTTGTTATCTTTTGTAGTAACGGAGTATGGGAGTTGTCAGGGCCTAAGTCAGGGTTTAAAGCAACGGAGTTCTCTCTACGTAAGATAACAGATGCAGGGTGCATATCAGCTCAAGCTATTGTACAAGTAGAGGGTGCGTACTACTACTGGTCAGAGAATAAGATACACCAGATAACTACTAATCAATACTCAGTGTTAGAAGAGAAGAGTGTTATAGATAATACTATAGAGACTTACTACGCAGGTATAACCTTAGTCGGTAAGAAGTACTGTTACGGTTTCTACAATAAGAAGGATAACGTAATTGAGTGGGCTTATAACAACATAGCTGAAGCTACAGGGCCAGATATCCTAAGGGCTCATACACTAGGACTTAACCTTAACCTCAAGACAGGTGGTTGGTTTCCTACCCAAACTAACGGTAAAGTTGTTGAGGATGCTACGGTATCTGAGACACTTGTAGGTGGTGTAGATACGACTGCGTTAAGAGATGATGGACCCTTCTTTATATCAATGCGTCAGGTGGGTGTAGCTACCCCTGCTTACACAGTTAAGGTAGGCCGTAGAGATGACACAACCTTTCAAGACTTTGGCAGTGACTACCCTACTGCTTACCTAGAGACAGGGCATGAGACCTTACAGAAGCCTAGCAACGCTAAGAGTGCTCCTACACTAGTAACTCACTTCAAACAGACAGAAGAGAATTGGATTAGCGATGGAGGGGGTGGTTTCGAGTTAGACCTACCATCTGGCTGTCAACTAAGAGCTCAATGGGATTGGAATAACTCAGACGCTAATGGAAGGTTCGCACCTTACCAACAGGTCTATAGGTTTAGGAGAGCTTTCACTCCTGTACAAGCAGAACCTTTTGACTCAGGTGAATCGGTTATTACAACTAAGAATAAGATAAGAGGTAGAGGTAAAGCTTTATCACTTAGGTTTGAACAAGAAGCTAACAAAGACTTCCAACTACTAGGGTATACTATACAATGGTCGATCAAAAGCAAGATGTAGTATTGAGGTGGGAGAGTATACACGATATCTTCGATGAGTTTCTCCCTCTTTTTAATAGACACTACATGGAAATTTATAATAAAGAAGTATCAGTAAGTAGGGACTTCTTTGAGGGTGCTGAAGATAGAGGTGCTATGTTCACTCTTGCTGCTAGGACCTTAGAGGGAGAGCCAGTTGGCTACTACGTATGTGTGATACTCCCTAGTATATATAACACTAGTGAACTAGAATCAAGAGACTTAGGTATATATGTAGAGCCTAAGTTCAGAGAACAAGGAGTTACTACAGTTATGCAAAAGACTATGGATACAATATTAAAAGAAGAAGGTGTGGACTCACTACTAGTCTCTTATCCTAAGGAATCTAGTATACCTGTTAAAGCAGGGTATGAGGTTAAAGAGATAATTTACGAGAGGAGACTTTAGATGCCAGCAGCGACTAGTATAATCGCAGGGATAGCTTTAGCAGCTGGGACACAGCAGTCTAGACAAGCCCGTAAGCAATCTAAGAAGGCTAGACAACTAGATGAACAGAGGACTAAACTACAAGCCTCTAAGAACGCAGTAGAGTCCGTTAGAGAAGCTCAGATAGCTAGAGCACAGATACTTCAAGCTGGAGAGAATCAAGGTGTAGCAGGTAGCTCAAGCGTTGCTGGAGGTGTCTCTAGTGTACAGAGTACATCTGCTGGTAACATTGGGTTCGCTAACCAACTCTTCCAACTACAACAGAGTGCAGGTAGGTTAAGAGAGAGTGCAGCAGGGTTCTCATCTAACGCAGGTACTATATCAGCAGTAGGTACACTAGGAGCTAGTATGGACTTCACATCAGCACCTAAGATGACTTCTGGTACAAAGGCAGCTATTGCTGGACATGACTTCTCATGAGTAGTTTCTTCCAAGACCAAGAACAAGAGCCAGTTATCCCTACTATGTTACAAGAGGTAGATGTACCTACGGCTACTCCAGAAGATGTGGATGACGCTACTAGGCAAGCTACCTTCGCAGCTAGAGCTATGAACGTAGATGATGTAGATTCTTATAAAGAGCAAGCTAAGGATGTAGCTACTTTCTCAGGTAAGGTAGGTGTAAGAGAGATGGTATCTCGTACAGACTTACAGATGAGACAACAGAAGAATGTTGGGTACATAGCAGAGATTGCAGCAACAGCAGCTCCAGAGGTACTCGCTAACCAGATGGTAACACTCTCTCTGTTAGACCAAGAGAAATATGCACTAGAAGATAACGCAGTTAAGTCTATAAAGGATACACTTCCTGACCGTATTAAAGGTATGGTAGATGCCTCTGTAATAGAGGACATTGCTAAGGATGAAGCCTTCAAGCTTAAGCTAAGAAACAAGTTTGCAACCATACAGAACCTAGAAGACAATGAGAGCCTCTTCTCAGAGACAGTAGATTTCATAAAGGCTATTACATTTGTAGAAGCTCTTGAACCTCTAGTCTTTGGTAGTGGAGGAGTAGGTGGAGTAATAGATGACTTACGAGGTGTAGCCTTCGCAGCTAAGCAGTTACCCTTAGAAGAACAAGAAGCCTTCTACGGTAAACACGCTCAAGAGTTACTAAGCAAGGCACAGTTCCTAAAGGATAACCCTCAGTTCGCATTAGATATGATGGGTGCAGCTATGGATGGTACAGAGAAGCAGAGGGAAGATCTTAAGTTCTGGCAAGGTGTAGGTATCATCTTTGCTCCATTTGAAGTAGCAGCAGCAGGTAAGTCTCTACTAAATGTAGCTAAGAGTGTAGGTAATAACAGGTCAATAGCTGATGATATCCTTAAGGGTTCAGAAGATGACTGGGAACTTATTACCTCAGAAGATGATGTTATTAGTTCAACGATACCTTACAAAGTCCCTACGGACTTATCAGATGGTGTGTACAGCGATGTACAAGAGAGTCTAGAGCTTAACAGAAGAAGATTACAAGATACCTCTGATAACTTCACATCACAGGAGTTCTTCGCTACTACAGAAGCTAGAAGGGTAGAAGAGTTTAAAGCTAGTCACGGAGCTAATAGAGTCCTTAACAGCAGCGTAGATTTATCAGAAGATGGTGACGTTGTATTCACAGTGGGTACTACGAGAGGTACAGGTTTCAAGAGTGAGACAGCAGCACAGAAGTTCTTAACTAACTCAGATTTAAAGGGTGAGGTTATTAAACATCCATCTGGGGGCTTTGCAGTTAAGACTAGAACACAACTACTCCCAGGAATCTCAGGGGCTATCCCTACAGATTTATCTACATTGAATAAGATGTATGGCAACGTAGACAATATCGTATCTGGCTTAGCTACCTCAGGTGGTCGAGTAGCAGGGGACGCTGAACTATCTATGTATGCAGCTTCAGCGGATGTATTCAAGAACTCCCTCAAGGGCTTCACAGGTAAGAAGACTGTAGCTCTTTGGAGTATAGTACAGAAGGGTGTTGATGAAGATGTGTGGTTAACTCAGAAAGGTCTAGTAGGAGCATTTAATAGTAGAGTAGGGAGAGCCCCAACGTCACAAGAGGTTGAAGCTTACTACGCATATAAACAATTGAATGACTTTGATTGGGAAATTAAGAATAAAGCATTACATCGAGAAGCAGAAGCATTAGGTCATAAAGAGTATACCGTAAGTGTAGGGGGCGACATTAAGTTCAATGCAGCAGAGGTAGACCATAATACGATTATAGTTAATAAGACTAATAGTGAAGATGTTCATATCTTTGAAGATGGTAAAGCTTCTTCTACTGCTAAGGAAGGTGGATTAGATGAGAAGACACTGAAAGAGTTAAGTAAGACTCATAACTTAGTTAACCTAGGTAGTAGGTTTAGAGCTAGTCTGTTTGAAGAGGGTATCTCTGATGAAGTAGTTCGCTATGCTTACGTACCTAAGAAGTCAAAAGGTAAGAAGTTAGGACAAGCACAGATGCCACATAAGGCTGGAGGGCGTAGAGTTAATAACTACCCAGCTTACCTTAAAGCAGCTAGAGTTAAGCGTACTAAGTCAGGTAAGGTAATACGTATGCCTGATGTCGCTATGTTTGGTGCAATCTCTATGAAGACAGCTAAGAAGGTATCTGACCACTTCGGGGAGTTACTTACTAAACTAAAAGAGACTCCCTTTGAGAAGCTAAGTGACTTAGATGACTTAGTAGCTAAGATGGATTTAGGTGCAGTAGGTATGCACACAGCTAAGGAAGCACACGCTATCTTTAAGAGTCATGGGTTATTTAAATATGATGACATACACTTCGGAGCAGTAAGAGATAGAAAGCAGGTAGACGTAGAGAGTAAACTAAGCGGAGAAGACCTTAGAAGATTTAGAGATGACTCTGATGAACCTATGATGGCTAGTGTACGTAATCAGATGAATGGTATGAGAGGAGATAGACTCAAGAACCTAGATGGGGAGAAGAGTTTAATCTTAGACCCAATGGGTGCTCTCTCTGACTCACTTAATACAGCTGCTAAGTTCGCTAGTATCAGTGGTTACAGAGATAACATGCTAAAGCTTATGAGTGATAAGTTTAGAAGGTATCTATCTATTGACCCACACGCTAACCCTATTGAGTTATTAAAAGCAGCTCCCCTTAAGCACCTAGATGATAAACCTGGCCTTAGGAGGTCCATAGAGGCTCACCAGCAGTACTTAACAGATATTATATCCCAACGTACTAAGTGGGAAGAAGAGTACGTACAGAAGGCTCAGAGCTTCTTAGATATGGTCTTCGATAAGGCTAGCTTCTGGAGAACTAAACTAGACTCAGGGTGGATGGAGAAGGGTTCTCTAAGGAAAGGAGCACTAGACGCTGCTGCTGTAGACCCAGCTGGTAGAGTTAAGAACCTTGTGTTTAACGCTAAGCTAGGAGCTTTTAACCCAGCATCGTTTATAATGCAAGCAATCAATATAACTAATATAGTAGCTCTCTCTCCAAGGTATGGTATGGGTGCTGCTAAGAATGCACTCCCAGCTAAGTTAGCTCTTGCTGGAGGTGTAGACGATAAGATGCTACATATTATAGCTAAGGGTTGGAAGGCTGGAGGTTTCAGTAGTAAGGAAGACTTCTTAGATTATATGTCAGAGTTTAAACACTTAGGCTTAGGTAACATCGGTAAGGGTATCGCAGAGATTGGTGCGTATAATGGAGCTCAGTTAGGTTCTAGTGCTATGAGTACAGTAGCCGATTGGAGTAGGTCAGCATTTAACGCTGGTGAGTTACTATCTAGATTGACTGCTTATGGTGCAGCTAGAGGAAGATGGTTAGGAGATGCTAAACTTAACCCTAAGAAACTCTCCCCTAACTCTCCAGAAGGAAGAGCTTGGATAGGTAATGAGACACATAGATTATCGTTAGGTATGAGTGCTCAAGATGTACAGTTAGGCTTTCGAGGGTTAGTAGGAGTGCCTACACAGTTCTGGTCTTACCCATTCAGGTTGATTGGTTCTATGTTTGGTAAGTCTTTCACTAAAGCTGAGAAGACACAGCTACTCCTTATGCAAGGACTCTTGTACGGCAGTGCAGGTATTCCAGTAGTAGATACTTTGGTTAATATGTACACAGCTAAATCTCAGGACTTAGAGAGTACCACTGCTGCTAAGGCTCTAACTAATGGAGCTATAGACGCAATGATTTACCATCTATCTGAGGGAGAGGTTAATACTAACTTCGCAGGTAGAGCAGGTGTAGGTCAATTCGTAACAGACTTCGTAAGAATGTTTACAGATAAGACAGCAGCAGAAGTAGCAACAGGTGCTAGTGGACAGATGATGAGTGGTCTTCTTGGTACGGTATATCGTAGTATAGAAGGTTACGGTATTATGAATGACCCTACTCTAGATAACGTAGGTAGAGCTAGTCTAGAGATTCTTAAGAGTGAGATTACCTCGCTTAAATCTTTAGAGAAGCTAGACTTGGCCTTACGATTTGGTTATATCTTCGATAAGAACGGTAAGAGATACGCAGGTATTGACGATATAGGAGCTTGGTTAATGGTAGGTGGTTTACCTCCACAAGCTTATGAGAATACTACACTAAGCTATATCGCTAAAGAAGATAGAAGAACTAAGGTGAATACCTTCGTAGGTATGGCTGTTAAGTTCCACAGAGAAGCTTCAGAGGCTTATGCTAAGGGTGACTTAGATAGAGTTAACGAGATAAACCAATCCCTTCACGGAGTAAGTATGTTGGCTCATGAGTATGGGTTACATGGTGATTATATCAATGGCGTTAGAAATGCTCAAACTCAAGATGACTCTCTCAAAAGGTTAATCTATAACATGAGTAAGTTTGATGCACAGTCAACAGGTGCTACAGCTAGAGGTGTTAACCAAGCTGTACTAAGACAAGAATTGAATAGAGGGGAAGAATAATAATGGCTAGTTTTTCTAAAGAACTAACTACACCAGTGGCCCAAGCTAAGGTTACAGTACCAGACGTATCTAGGAATACATCTACAGTCCAGGACGTAGGTGCTGCTTTAAGCTTTGGTATGCAGGTACACGATAGAGTAAAGACTAATAAGAAGGAAGCAGCTAGAAAGGATGTCTTATCTAAAGGTGTAGGTATTATTGATAAGCTAGAGGACATACGAGGCCAAGTAGACGACTCTCAGTTCTTTAGAGAAGCTTCTAAGTTAGTTAAGACACATGGCTTCTCTCCTTCACAGAGGTTACAGGTAGACCAGTTGGTAGCTCAACACTTCGGGGCTTCTTCTATAGGAGCAGGTGCAGGGTCAGCTAGGCAGCAAAGGTCTACTAGATTACACAATGAGTTTGGTTCTCTGAAAGAGTTTAGTGCTTCAGCTATGATGGATGCACACGCAGGTAAGTCTATCGCTGACCTTAGTGACGATGAGATAGCAGAGGTTAATAGCCAAGCTAGGCAGAATCAACAGAAGGCTATAGTAGATGCTAATGCATTAGAGAAAGCTCAGATAGCAGCAGCTAAGGGTGAGGTTGGTGGTATGACAGACGCTTACACACTTCACGAAGGTAAGACTCAAGAGATACTTAACTCAGCGATTATACTACACAAGAATAACTTAGCTATTGCAGCTAGGACAGGACAAGATTCTACTGAGCAAGTAGTAGCTTCTAAGGCTGCACTGATGGGGCTTATGAAGACCGTACGTAGTAGCACAGAGAATCTAATGACTGCTAATCAGATAGGTGGATTAGATAAGCAAGGGTTGGCTACGTATAAGGAAGTACATAAGAGAGCTATGGAAAGAATAGATTCTTCTGAGAAGTTCATAGGAGATATGCAAGATGACTTCTTTGGTTCTTACGCTCAGATAGCTACTATGTTACAAAACAAAGAGAAGATTAACTTACTTAAGTACTCTCCTGAATTAGCTAAACTTAAAGGCGTAGTAGGTGAGAGAGCATTTGGTGACTTAGTTAAAGAACATCTAGTTAATAACACAGGGTTCAAGAGTCAGCTAAACGACATCATGGCTAAAGGTTTAGGGAAGGTCGTACTATCTAAGGATGAAGCTTTCCAGTTCCAGATGGGTGTTATGGCAGGAATGGGAGAAGGTAAGTCTATTAAGGATTACAACGCTGATGATCAACAAGCTGTAGCAGAGACTATGTGGAATACGGTTAACTCCTTCATTAAAGGAGAAGATGTAATTACTAACTCCTCTAAAGCTGGTGTGGACTCTATGACTATGAGTATGATTGAAGTACTAGAGTTTGCAGAGGAACGCGGTACTGAGGAGGATAAGCACAGAGCTCTCTCCCTACTTAACAGTGGTAAGATTAGAGAGTTGTATAGTAGCCCTCAGATAACTCCTGAGATTAAAGAAGCTCTAGGTCGTAAGGTAATACAATATAACAGAGAGACCTTATCTACTAATATAGCTAAAGGTGTAAGAGACCAAGGTGTAACTTACGATACTAGTACTAGTACGTTTAAAGTACCTTTACTTGCAGATGAAGAGATTGCTAGTAGAGAAGCAGCCACAGGTAGATTAGGAATACATGGAACTCCTGCTGGTGTAACAACAGCTAGGCTCAAAGCTAATAGGGCAAGTAGACAGGCAGTAGCAGACTCTCTGAATAAACAGTTAGAAGTAGTTAAGCGATACTCACAAGATGATGCTTTCCTTACAGAGTTAGGTAGTGACAAAGCTCGTATGGACTTTATGATTAGTTCATCTGGTATACCTCCTCATGCAGTAGAAGGTAAGTTAACTCCTATCAACCAAGTACAGAGAGAAGCTAGTCGTTCAGGTATGACTGTATCAGAGATGGAGTCTATGAAGAAAGATAACTTAGCGCTTAATCAGAGTGTTGATTTACTTAAGACGATAGACTCTGAGTTTGCACTAGGTAACTTAGATGAAGATGTACAGAAGAAGCTTAAGGCTATCTTGAATGGTGAAGAAGAGAAAGCTCCTGTCAGTGATGAGGCTGCCCTAGCTAAGGGTATTAAGGATGAGAGTCCTGAGGTTCAACTAGAAGCTATTAAACAATTTAACCTACCCTTCGCTGGAGATAGGTTTAAGGCTGACGTAGAGAATACAGAGACCTTTGACCCTACGATAACCGATGAAGAGATGATGCAGATGGATGTGCAAGCAGAGATGCAGGGAGAGGACCTAAGAGCTGATGAGCGTAGTGCAGTTCAACAACTCATAGAAGAGTACAGACAAGGTCCTGCTGGAGATGCGTTTGATTCATTACCTAAGGCTGAGCAAGAAAGGTTTAGGAATATGACGGTAGATGAGTTAAGGGACGAATGGAGATTTATCTTCCATGCAAGGTAAAGCAAAGGCAGCTATCGCCATAGCTAAGGCTAAGGTAAAAGTTAAGACTCGTAAGGAGGCCAAGGAGAAGGCTGAGAGAGACTTAATCTCTAAGATACAAAAAGGTATTGTGGTACCTACTCCAATAGCAGGGAAGGCTGGTAGAGACGCTCCTGAGCTATCTACGATACTAGAGAGCCTACAAGGTATGCTCCCAGAACCTAAGGTGGAGAACGTAACTAATACCATAGTACAGAAGATAGACGAGGGAGACCTCTCAGGGATGGTAGAGGCTATGTTAAGTGCTAAGATACCTGAGATAGAGAAGTCCCTTAGACCTAAGGTAGAGCTCATTAGGGAGGATGTTAGTGAGGAGAAGTTAGAAGGCTTCGTCTCTAAGAAGGACTTTGATAAAGCCTTAGAAAGAATACAAGATGCTATTACTTATCATAGTGGTGGAGGGGGGAGAGCTCCTGATGTAGGTCCACTTGCTAATGTAATCAATGCTAATAAAGCAGAGACTACTATAACGCTAGAGATGTTAGATATTACCAAACTAAATATCGTACATGCAACAGTTCCAAATTCAACTATTACATTACCTCCATCAAGTCCTAACTACATTATATGGGTAGAAGATGCGGTTGTAGGTGGTGGTAACTTATTAATTAACAAGAATCAAACTTAGGAGATTCAAAACATGGCACAAGGTGATTTCACTTTATTCGAAGAGTACAGAAAGACGATAGCTGATGGTAGTCATGATATGGATGGAGATACATTCTCACTAATCCTTATTACTACACTTCCAGTAGCAGCAGCAGTTACCCCAGATAGAGGGGACTTTACAGAGGTAACAGCAGGCGGTGGTTACAGTACGGGTGGTATAGCTCTTACGACTACTTACACAGAAGCCGCTGGGACAGCTACCTTCGATAGCTCTACTAATCCATCGTGGACAGCAGCAGCTGGTTCCCCTACTAATATCATTGCAGCTCTTCTAGTTAATGATACACACGCAGGTACTACAGATGCGATAGGCTTTATTGATATGACTGTAGATGGTGGTAGTACAGCTATTAGTTTAGTAGATGGAGACATCACAGTAACTTGGAATGCGTCAGGCGTATTCACATTAGCGTAGGGAGGTAACTTATGCCTATAATTGACAGTGAAGTATGGAAGGTTCGAAACCGTGGGAATGGTAGGTTAGCTGTATTTGAGAAGCATACAGACCATAACGGAAAGGTTCACGAGCATAGATACGGTGCGCCAGTTGGTCACGATGTGGCTACATCCCTAGCTGCGTGGATACCTAAACTAGAAGCTCAATTAATCGCTAGTGAGAAGGAGGGGGTGCAATCAGCTGTTCAAGAGGGTGCAGACCCCAGTGCTCTAGAGTTAAAACATCTAACAACAGCGCAGAAGGCTAAGAGAGTTATTAAAGCATTGATGTTAGGTAGCCCCTACAAGATGATTAAAGCAGCTCAATACGTTCAAGGGTTTAGTGATGGACAGATACTTAGTCACTTCACTAGTGAGCAGTTAACACGTATTAGAGCTAGACAGAATCATATCCTTGATAACGTAGCTATCTTCGAAGCAGATACGAGGGAGGAGCTCTAATATGGCTTACTTCTATATGGATACGGATGG